ACCGCAATGCCGAGGCCGCGCACCAGGCGACCGAGACGATCATGCACCTGCTGATGGACCGGCAGGACGGCTACACCGTGATCCATGACTGGCTGAAGGCCGGGCTGCTGGAGAAGAACGCGGTAGCCATGACCTGGGGCGAGCCGCAGCCGCCGAAGCGCACGCTGCTGCATGGGGCCGGTGAAATGACCCTGGTGCAGCTGGGAGAACAGGGCGCCCGGATCGTTGAGGCAGAGCAAACCGGCATCGGCGAAGAAGGCGCGTTGTTCGACGTAGTGGTGGTGCAGGAGCAGCCACCGCGGTTCTGCGATGCCGCAGTGCCGAACGAGGAATTCTACTGTTCGCCCGATGCCCGTACGTTGACCGAGGCGCCGCTGAAGGGCCGGCGGGTGCGCAAGATGCTGTCCGACCTGATCGCGGAAGGGCACGATCCGGCCGCAGTTCAGGCCATCGCCAGCGACACAGGCCACGACACCCTGCTGGCCGATGCGCGTGACGATGGCCGCTGGACCGACACCAGCCGCCGCGGCGCCACCCGGGCGATCTGGTGGCACGAGGAATATGCCCGCTTCGATGCCAACGGCGATGGCGTTGCCGAGCTGCTGTACATCCAGCGTACGGCCGACTTCAAAGTATTCGCGGTGGAGGAGCTGAGCGACCCGGAGGACCACCCGTTCGAGGACTGGTGCCCGTTCCCGATGCAGCACCGCCGGATCGGCCAGAGCCTGTTCGACAAAGTGGGCGATATCGAGCGCATCCGCACAGTGCTGTTCCGCCAGGCGCTGGACGGGATCTACTTGTCCAACAACCCTTCGACTTACGTCCACGAGGACGCGATCGGCGATAACACGATCGACGACCTGCTGACGGTGCGCCCGGGACGGCTGATCCGCTGGCGTGGCAGCGTGGCGCCGACCGAGCGCCAGGGCACGTTCGATCCTTCGTCCGGCTTTGCCATGCTGGAGCAGATGAATGGCGAGCGGGAGAGCCGCACCGGCATAACCCGGCTGAATCAGGGGCTCGATGCCGATGCACTGAACAAGACCGCGACCGGCACCGCGCTGATGCAGGCCCAAGGCCAGCAAGTGGAGGAATACCTCGCACGCAACTTCGCCAATGCCCTGGCGCGGCTTTTCACCAGGAAAGCCCGGCTGCTGAAGCGCCATGGCAGACCGATCATGGTCCCGATCGACGGGGAGTATTTCGAGGTCGATCCCGGCCAGTGGCCGGAAGACATGATCGCCCGCCCGCGGGTGGGGCTCGGCTCCGGCCGTAAGGAGCAGCGCATTGCCTACCGCCGCGAGCTGATGGCCATCCAGGCAGAGGCGCTGGCAGCGGGGCTCAGCATCGTGGACGATGCCAAGCTGTTCAATACGGCCAAGGGCTTCATCAACGATGTCGGGCTGGGCGACGTGGGCGAATACTTCAACGATCCGGGTAAGCCCATAATCGATCCGCTGACCGGCCGGCCGCGCCAGCCCGCGCCGACGCCGCCCGATCCGTCTATGGTGAAGGCGCAAGCCGAGGTGCAGGCCCGCCAAGCAGAGCTGCAGATGAAGTTCCACGCCCAGCAGGTGCAGTTGCAGCTCAAGGTGATGGAGATCCAGGCGCGGCTGGAGCTGGCGACCACGGATACCCAGGCGAAGCACCAGCTGGAGCAGCAGAAAGCGTTCGTCGAAGCGCAGTTGGCCCAGCAGCAGATGCAGCTGGAAGCGGCGCTTACACAGATGGAGATAGGGCTCAAGGCCGAGATGCAGGCGCGCGAGGCCCGCCGCCGCGACCATGAGGCCGATGCCAAGTTCGGCAGCTTGCGGAAGGGCGGGAGCCTGGCCCGATGAACGAGGCAAGCGACAGCCAGCGCCTCGCCCGTGCCGAGCATGCCCGGCGCGCGATGGAGGAGTTCCTGGCACCGGCGTTCGAGCAGGCCCGGGCCGCCTATGGAGCGCGCATGGTCGAGATCGCCGGCAGCACCCCGTGGGAAGCGGGTCGCATCACCGCGCTGGCCAATGCGCTGCGCATCGTGGACGAAGTGGAAGCCCAGGTGACGGCGCAGATCGCCGACGGGGCCGAAGCGCGGACCAAGCTGATCCGGGCCGACCGTATCGAGCAGCTGACCCCAGCCAAGCGACGCCTGCTGAACATCGGCATCTCGTGACGATCGGTGCGAAGCTAGTGTTGTGGGTTCATGCTTCGCGGTGCGATTAGCACCAGAGCGAAAAAGGTCGTGATGACGAGGATGGCGGGCGTTCTAAGCGGGTAGTCGACAACGCTGTGAGCCAGGACGAGACCGATCACGATCGATGCGGTTCTCGGCCACAGCTGGCTTTCCATGCCCCGCCACGCGCGGAACGAGAAAACGACCCAGGTCGCCAGGGCAAGGACGATCAAGCCGGCGCCGATCAGCCCCGCCTCGAAGACGACCTCCAGATAATCGTTGTGTGTGTGATTGGCGAACTTCGGGGTGACCGTGTCTGGATTTTCGAAAAGGGGGTAGATCTCGGTGAATGTGCCCAAGCCGCTCCCGAGAGGCCAGAAATGAGCGATTCCGGCCATGGTATTGCGCCAGATTTCAGGGCGGCCGACTGGGTCCTCTTCGAGGCTGGTGCCGAGGATGGCCGTGCTCGCCACGACGCCGGCAGCGGTAACGGCCAGCGCCGTTGTTGTGGCAAGCGCGCGATACTTTAGCGAAGTCGGTACCAGGCAGAGGCTTGCGATCGTTGCCACCGACAACAGGAGGATACCGGCTACGGAGCCTGTAAGAGTGATGCCAATGGCGGCAATCCCGGATACGGCAACGGCTGCGACTAGCGATAATCGCGGATCTCGGCCATTCCGCGCGATCATCGTCACGGATAGGCCGATCGCGACAGGGACGCTCAACACCAGAAGCGTGGCCATGTGATTGGCGTTGGCGAAGAAGCCCGTACCTAGCCTCCAGTTGGCATAGGCATGCAGATGCAGGGCCTTTTGGCCGCCGCTGAGAAACTGAATCGCGCCCAGGAACCACGCCACCAGGGCTGACCCCGTTATAGCGACTGCGGTACGCCGGATCGGGAGCCTGGGCGATGTGAGAGCAAGGGCCACCAGCGCCATCGCAGGCAAAGCCGCCGCCAAGCTGGCTGCGGTCGACGACGGATTGAGGCTGAGTGGCAGCCAGCCGGGCTGCAGGCCAGCCATCGCGGCCTGTTCGGCAATTTCGGCGCGACCCGGAAGAGACATCCACAATTCAGGCGGCAGGGGCATCAGATGGACCAGCACCAGCGCCAGGATGGCCATGCCTCCCCAAGATAGTGCCGCAGGCAGGGGCGCAGTCGCGCGAGCGCGAAGACCTACGATGACCAGCACCAGCGCAGACAGGACCTGCAGGACCAAGGGCAGCACCTCGCCAGGAGCGCTGGCACCGCCGAGGACGATCGAGGCCACGACGAAAGCCGGGATGAGCATGGCCCCGGGTTTCTGTTCGCCATTTGGGGCACTGTGGAGCTCCTGCCGTCTGTTCGTCGCCGGACGATTTCGTACGAGGCTCAAGGGGATCCCTTTCCGCAGACACTGCGTGACAGGCGGTCGAGATCGCAGGACTTGAAGAGCGACGCAATTCGAAACGGTACTGGCCATGGTTTGCGGGGTGTCGAGCGGTTCGAGCAGCTGACCCCGCCAGGCGGCGCCTGCTGAACATCGAAGAGGCCAGCACTGCGAGGGGAATCCCCTCCGTCACCGGGCTGGAGTCGGTAACACTTCCCCGACGCGGGGAGGAAATTTTCTGACCGAAAGGACCACACATGACCGAGCCTGAACAGGCGGCGGGCGGTGCCGACGACCCCGTCATCGCTGCCGAGCCGACTATCGAAGATCGCTTTGCGAGCTTGACTGACGACTTGCCCGAGGAAGGGGACGACCCGGAGGAGCTGGCCGGCACAGAGGAAGCGGGCGACGACGACGAGGCCGAGATCCCGCCCATCGAGGCCCCGGCTTCGTGGACAGCCGAGGAGCAGGGGGAATTCAACCAACTTCCCCGTGGTCTCCAGCAAACGCTCACCCGCCGGGAGGCTGAGCGCGAGAAGATGGCGCAGGCTAAGGCGCGGGAAGCCGGCCAGGCCCGCTCCCAGGCAGAAGGGGAAGCCCGCGCAGTGATCCAGCAGCTGCAGGATACTCATGCAGCGCAGATCCAGGCGCTGCTGCCGGCGATACCCGAGCGGCCCAGCTATCAGCTGCAGGCGGAGGATTCCCGGGCGTTCGGGGAGAAGATGGACGCCCATGAGAGCGCCGTGGCCCAGCACCAGTGGGCACAGCAACAGCTCCAAGCCCTGCAGCAGGATCGCGCTGCCGCAGACCAATTGGCGCGGGTGCAGGACGTGCAGCGAGAAGCGGCCACCCTGCGCGAGACGCTGCCTGAGTGGTTCGATGAGGCCGAAGGGCCAAAATTGCGCCAACGGGCAGGGTTCATCGCCGCCGAGCTCGGCTATTCGGCAGAGCAGTTGAACGACGCTACGGCGAACGAGATCACGGCGCTGGTGAGGGCCGGCGAGTGGAAAGCGAAAGCCGACAAGCTCGACGCCCTGATCGCGAAGAAGATGGAAACCGTGCGCGCGGCCAAAGACATGCCCAGGGTGTCGAAGCCCGGAGTGCCCCGGGCCAAAGGCGCCATCGCGAACCAGCGCTACACGGCAGATCGACAAGCAATGAAGAGCGGCGACCGTGAGGCAACGACGCGCGTGTTCAAGGCCTTCGTCTAGACCCCAACCCAACCCAGCCGAGCCGAGCGAACCGGACGAGAGGAAGTTATCATGGCAGTACCCAGCGGAACCACGCAGACCTACCAGGCGATCGGCCGGCGCGAAGACCTTACCGATGTGATCCACGACGTTAGCCCCACCGACACGCCGTTCTTTTCGGCCATCGCCAAGGGATCGGCATCCAACACCTATCACGAATGGCAGACCGACAGCCTGGCGGCCGCGGTGGGCACCAACAAGGTGGTGGAAGGTGACGATCCCGGCAACGACGCGATGGATCCGACCGTGCGCCTGGGCAACTACACCCAGCTGATGGACAAGGTGATCCAGGTTTCGAGCACCCAGCGCGCTTCAAACAACGCCGGGCGAGGCGACGAGCTGAGCTACCAGCTGTCCAAGCGATCGAAGGAGCTGAAGCGCGACATCGAGGTATCGATCACCGGCAACTATTCCAGCACCGCCGGCAACGCCACGACGGCCCGACAACTGGCCGGCTTCGAGGCGTGGATCCAGACCAACGACACCCGCGGGACTGGGGGTGCGAACACCGGCTTCACCGGTGGGATCCAGGCGGCCGCCACCGACGGCACCCAGCGGCCGTTTACCGAAACCTTGCTGCAGGACGTGCTGCAACTGTGTTGGGAGAATGGCGGCGATCCGACGATGGTGATGGTCGGCGCGTTCAACAAGAAGCGCATGAGCGGCTTCACTGGGATCGCGGACGCGATGCGGGAGACGGGCAACAAGCGCGCGACGATCGTGGCGGCCGCCGATGTTTACGTGTCCGACTTCGGGCAGCTGACCATCGTGGCGAACCGGTTCTCCCGTTCACGCAGCGCGCTGATCGTGGACCCGGGCATGTGGAAGCTGGCGTACTACCAGCGCTTCAAGACCGAGGACCTGGCCAAGACTGGGCACAGTGATCGCAAGATGCTGTCGGTCGAACTGACTCTGGAAGCCTGCAACGACAAATCCAGCGGCGCGGTGGCAGACCTCACCACGGTGTAAGATCGCACAGCGCCCGCGAAGAGGTGCCACAGTGGGGCCGAGGGAGACTTGGCCCCGCACCTGTCACCGGACCCATTCATGGCACCGGGTATCGATTGGGGACGGGGTCACGACAGCGAAATGATATGGTGGATTATACCCAAGTGAGCCCCAACCCGCTGGCTCTGAGGATCGAGCGATGCTCTACTACTACCTGCTTGCTGCCGTGGCGTTCGCGGGCTTGGCCTTGCTGCTGAACCTGCCGGCCATTCTGCGGTTGCTGCGCCGATCGCGGCGGCAACTGCGCCATTGGTTGCAGTCACCCAAAGGCGAGGAATAGCGCCAAGTCTCCGGCGTTGCAGCGGATAGCCGTTCAGATCGTCTCCAATCAGAAGACTGAAACTGCTGCTTGCAAGACGCAAGACGGCGGGAAAGCTCGCGCCAACCGCCAACCGCCAACCGCCAACCGCCAACCGCCAACCGCCAACCGCCAACCGCCAACCGCCAACGGCCAACCGCCAACCGCCGACGGCGCCTGCCGTGGCTACCGTCGTCAATCTCTAAGCAAAAGGAGGCCAGAATGGTCGACCAGGATCTCCGCAGTCAAAGCCCTGACGGCCTGCACGGAACGCTTACCTCTGAGGTTCAGAAGATCCAGAATGTCACCGAGGGCACCATGGTGCGCCTGGGTGACGGCCGCCGGCTTGCCCCTGGTGAGAGCCTCGAGGTACCTGCACCCTTGGCCCGCGAACTGCGGGCGGGCGGGAACTGCCGGTGAAGCGGCTGCTCGATTATGACTCGTTTTCAGGCCTGACCACCTGGCACGAATATGACTCCACCACGCACACCACGCTGCTGCACTACGAGCAGGAGGTCGACCCGCTACTCGATGCCTGCAAGCGCGACAACAACCACGCCGATCGCAAGCTGGGGAATGGCGCCCATATCGCTTCCATCCCGTCATCGGTGCAGCTGAAGTGGCTGGTTGAGAAAGGTGTGAATGTGCTCGACCCGGATCACCAGGCGGCCGTGGCCAAGCTGCTAGACGGTGAATACAAGCACCTTAAGCGGCTGCCGATCATGCTGGGGGGCTACTGATGACGGTGCCTACGACCTGGAGCGAGCTCAAGGCTGAACTGCTGGCAGACTGCATGCGTGAGGATGATGAAATCCTGATCGAGCGGCTTCCTTCTTTCATCGCTCGTGCCGAGGCGCACTTCCAGCGGGAACTGTTCAGTCCGGAGCGTGAGGTGAAAGCCACCCTGGTGATAGCTTCGGGTATGGCGACGCTGCCGCAGGATTTTGGCGGCGTGAAAACCGTTTGGATCGAGGCGCCAGCTCTGAAGGCGCTGGATGCGCTGACAGCGAGTGCGTTGCGGCAGCGTCATGCCAAAGCCGCCGTTGGCATCCCGCTGCACTTTGCCATCGAAGGCGAGACGATGCTGCTGTGGCCCGTGCCGAACGACGGGTTCACAGTCGCGCTGACCTACATCGAGGGCATTCGCCCGCTGGGACCGCTCCAAGACTGCAACTGGCTATTGGCGGATCATGCGGACGTGTACGTACAGGCATCGTTGGCCGAGCTCTATGAGTTCACTGAACATTACGAGAAGGCGGACCGCTGCGGCGCGCGACGGGACCAGACGATGGATAGCATCAATCGTGCGGCGCGGCGGCGCAAGACGAATTCGGGACCGCTGGTAGCTTATCCGGGCGTTCTACAGATTACCGGCCGGGCAAAGGCATAGAAGCGGAAACGCATCGTCCTCGCTAGAAATGGAGTGACGCGACGGCGTGACACTTCCTTGCTAAGGGAGCTCACCGCACAATTGGGATAGCCCGCGGCGCCGTCTGTTGCCATTCGCGCTGCAGTGCCGCAATCGAGGCGGCGGTTACCGGCGCTTTCGCTTGCGCCTCGTCATCAGGAGTGTCTTGGCTTGAGTAACGATCGTAAAGTCGCGCTGATTACCGGGGTCACCGGGCAGGAAGGGGGCTATCTGGCCCAGCTGTTGCTCGACAAAGGCTACGAAGTCCACGGTATCATGGAGCAGGAATCGTCGTTCAACACGGGTCGCATGGAAAGTACTGACCAGAACCCGCACAATCCAGATCATCGCGTCGTGCTGCACCATGGCGACTTGACGGATACGACTAGCCTGCTTCGTATCGTCCAGGAAACGCGGCCGCACGAACTCTACAACCTGGCCGCGCAGAGCCATGTCGCGGTCTCGTTCGAATCGCCCGAATACACTGCCAACTCCGATGCGATCGGAACGCTGCGCCTGCTCGAGGCGATCCGGATCCTCGGGCTGGAGAAGCACACCCGATTCTATCAGGCCTCCACTTCGGAGCTTTACGGGCTGGTCCAGGAAGTGCCGCAGCGAGAGACTACGCCGTTTCGCCCGCGCAGCCCGTATGCCGCAGCCGCGCTCTACGGCTACTGGATCACGGTCAACTACCGCAAGGACTGTGGCATGCACGCTTCGAACGGAATCCTGTTCAACCACGAGAGCCCGCTGGGCGGCGAGACGTTCGTGACCCGCAAGATCACCCGCGCCGCGGCCGCGATCAAGCACGGCCGACAGGAGAAGCTCTACCTTGGCAATCTCGATGCCAAGCGCGACTGGGGCCACGCCAAGGAATACGT